TCTTCTGACATATTAAGTCTCCTTTAATAATTGATTTGCGTATTGCTCAGGACTAATTCCAAGTTGGCGAGCTAGCTTAACTTGTGTCTGAGTAAGACGGATTTGCGAAGGTTTTTTGTTTCCGCTATCCCTCGTTGCGGATGCAACAACTGTTGAAGGTTGTCGTTTAGGTGTTTCTTCTTGAGATACCTCTACCTCTTTAGAAGATTGTACACCAAAAAAAGTAGGAAATTGATTCTGCATAGCCTTATCAACTTCTTGATAATATTCATTAGACTTACTAGCTGGATCAATTCCTTTAGCTTGTAAGCTTTGATCAAGATACATAGCATAAGAAGTCATTTCTTTATGGACAGGTTCACTACCCATAAACCAAGGATTCTTTTGTGCCCATGCTTGCATATCAGGATCAGGCTGTGCCTCTTGTATTTCTCGCTGCGGTAAATTCTGCGCTATCTGTTGTTGGACATTAGCAGCCATATTAGTTGATTGTTGTTCAGCTAATGTAGCTTTTGACAATAACTCTTGAGCCTTTGTCATTTCTTCAGCATTACCTTCTTCATAAGCTTTTTTAAATGCTTCTTGTGCATTTTGTTTTGCCCACAAAGCATTGTTATGTGCTTGTTTATTTAAGACTTCTCCACCTTGTTCCACCATAGCCTGTAACCTCTGGTTCTCTGACATTACAGTCTGTAAGCGTTTAACGGCTTCATGCGACTCTCTTTTAGCAGCCTCTTTTTCTCTACGTTCTTCGTGATACTCGTATTTTATTTTAGCTATTCTTTTTCCAGCTCTATCACTGTAATCAGCTATTTCTTTATCTAAAGTATCATCGTCAACGTCAGAAGAAGAATCTTCCACTTTCTTTGGTCTACGATCTTCTTCAGGAGTGTCATCGACTATTTCGACTTCCAATCCTTCAGGAATCTCATTATTTATTTCTGTTGTGACACCAAAAAATTTGTCTTCTTTAGACATCTTTTGTGATTCATCAACAATAGGTTCTTCATTAATTATCTCTGTACTTGATTCGCTCATGCTCTAACTACTCCCGTTGGATCATCGACAACTGCTTCCACAGTATCGTCATTAATTAAGCGAAACTCTTGTCCGTACATTTTCATGCGAGTGCCAGAGTAAGCACGAAACACAACCCAATCACCTGTTTTACACCAAGGTCCACTCGGAAATCTATTGGCATCTTTATAACATTCAGGTCCTAACTTCATAACGTATCCGCAAATATTACTTACTTCTTCGTCTTTTATAGTTTGGGAGGCTTTAACAATACCACCATCAGTTTTCTCATCCGCCTTTGGCATAACAATTAAAATTCTCCAACCTTTAGGTTCAGGCAGTTGACTTTTAACATCTATGTCAATTTTGGGTGTTTCCACACTTTCTGGCTCAGGTATCTTTGCTTCAGTTTTACTCATAATGTTGCACGACTTTAAGGAGTCGAGTTCCTATTCTTTGAGAACCCTTTCGACATAATCTAAAAGTTCTCGCTCTGCAAGGGCTAAACCCTCGATAACACCAGTCATCTTCTGATACTCACTATAATCTTTGCAAGCACCTGAAGCTATATGATCAGCGTGTTCATTCATCATACCACGCAGCTTCAATTTCATATGTTCTGAAAGTGATAGCTGTGTGATATCATTATTCATTCTTATTGATATCTTTAACTATATCTTTAGCCATGTCAATACCTTTTCGATAATCTTCTCTGGCTTGTTTGTCCTTTAATTGTTCATTCTCTAGCAAATCGCTAGCAGTTTGCTGTCCTATTCTAGCTCCAGCAATTTCTGTTTGAGCAGCAATACGTTCTCTTTCTATTTGATCTCTATTGGCTGCTTTAGTAGCATCTAATTGTAATTTAGCTTGACCCTCTTCAGTCTTACGTTGAAGCTCACCTTCTTTAATGGCTATCTCTCTTTCCTTAGCAATTATTAATGGGTCTTTCTGCTGTTCTTCAATTCTTTCTTGTTCTGCTTGTGCTTGAGAAGTCATCAAGACTCTTTGAGCTGCTTCAGCCACTAAACTAGATATACGTTTTTCTACATCTGCTGGTAATGGTTCACCTTCAGGAGGTAACTCAATTCCCATTTCACGCTCAACTTGCTTTCTGTACTTCATTGTTAAATGTTCATTAACGTAAGAAGAAGCTGCTGCAAGAATAGCTGGTGCTTGTGGACTTTGTTGTACAGTTTGCATTATTTCAGGATTCTGTTGAGCAGAAGCAACAACTGCAATATGTGCTTCATGGTCTTGTTCTATAAATGCTTTAACTGGTTTTCCATTGATTAAATTTTGAACAGCAGTTACTGGATCGACTGGCTTAATATCGTCTGTATCAGGAATAATAGCATCTACATCTTCTATGCCTAAGACTTCTAACATTTGTCTGTGCAATTCAGGAAGGTTATACATATCAGGAGAAGATTGTGCCAATTGCATAGCAGCTTGATATTGCATTATCCTTTGAGCCATAGTTGCTGCATTAGGATCAGATACAGGTAATATGTCTACTCTTTCATCAAAGTCTTCAGCTTTAATATATTCTTCCTCATCCATTTCATAAGGATATGCAGGCTCAGTAAAATCTTTAACTATACCTACTAATATATCAAATTCTTTTCTCATAGAAGCATGGAGTCTAGCTTGTACCGCACTCATAACCTTTTGATTTCGTTCAAGTAATGCAAGCGTAGTTCCTACAGGAGCTTGATTATTCATATCTGATATCTTCATGTCAGATATACTGGCAAATCTTCTTCCTTCTTCTACTATGTTTTGTAATAGTTGGTAAAGAGTACCTGATGGTTCTTTGTATGGTAAGAAAGTAATATTGTCTCGAATAGCACCACCTGGTACATCAACATCTCTAAACTCTCCAGGCATTATTGGGGTATCATCGCCTTTTATACGCAAGCCTCTTGCTTTTAAACCACCAGGCAAATTAGATAATGTACCTGCATCAACCAATTGTCTTAGTATAGACGTAGCTGATTTAGCCAAACCACCTACCATGTGTATCAATCCAAACCCATAAAATCCCAATCCTGGTAGATACTGATAATGTACAAAGTGCATTCTTCTAAGCTTCTTAGCATCATCTTCGTAATAATTTCTACGAATACTTAATATAACTCCACTAGGACAATCAATAGTGACAACGTAAGGTATGGCTATACCTGTTTGTTCTCCCTGTTCATCTGTGTCTTCAAACCCTTCTAAGTCTAAATCTACCTGCATTTCTAAGATAGTATGACTTTGATCGTAGTTATAAGTGTCCTGTTCTCCAGTTATATCATTGTATTTCTTCGTAATATCTGAGATATTCTGCGATCCTGCGGGTAAATCTACATCTCTATAGAAGCCATTGACTTGCATCTTTCTAATTGTATTAGAAGATTTACGCATTACATGAGTAGCACGTTCACAAGTTTCTAAATCGCTAGCACCATAATTAACTACTACATCTTCTGCTGGTACAAATATAGAACTAGGTCTATCTAAACTGGGGTCAAAGTAAACTTTTCGGAAAGCTGAACCAGCTAAAGGCAATGAAAACAACATCTTTTCTGTTTCAGTTCTGTATTCTGACATTTCATACGTCAGTAAATAATTTAAGTAGTCTTCTACTCTTTGTGCCTGTTTTTCTTTTTTATCAGTTATCTTGCCAACAATCTTAGTTCTCACAGGACCTTGGGCTGGAAACATTTCAGTAATTGATTGCGACTGAAATCTTATAACTGCTTCTGAAAGCATTGGGTGAAATACTCCACAAGCACCAGACCAAGGCTGTGTTCTTTCTTCTATCTTTAATCCTAGCTGATCTAATCCTTTAGTGTAAGTCTCTTCCCATTCTGAGCGTGACTCTTTATCTCCGTTATAAGCACTTATTAATTCGTTACCTAGTTCACTTAATTTCTGGTCATCTATGAATTCAGCTAAATTAGAATCAAAACCCTCATCGCCAACTTCTCTGGCGTTAGGGTCAAAGTCAATTATCATGCCACCATCATCAGTCTCTATTGCTACTGATTCGGGGTCTTCTATAGCAATCGTAAGTTCTTCTTCAGGTTCTTGCTCTATCAGTCCGTCTATAGGTGTAGCTGGTTTTCTTTCTATCGCCATGTTTTCATTTTATACCTTAATAATAATTTGCAATTCGGTTATGTTCCAAAGGCTCATCTTCTTCGTCAGAATGCAATGAAATAAAACCACCTTGTCTGAATCTTAACAGAGCTTGCGTAGTGCTATCAACTAAATCGTCATGTTCCATATTTGGAAATCCCGCAAACTCCTCTATTGTTTCTTCTGCCCAACGTGTTTCAGGTGCCCAAACCACTCCTGAAGCAAATAGATCAGATACAGCATTTACTCTTGATATTTTATCATTTCCTCTGCTAGGAGTGTACTCTTGTACTGGAATTCCTATTGCCCTCAATTCAAAGATTAATGGCATACCTGCTGCTTTTGCTTCCACAATAAAGGCATCAGGTTTATAAGCGTTGTATTTTTCAAAAGCCATTTTCTTTAGCTCAGGAAACTCTAAACGCTCTTTGTAAGCATCTAACAGTATAAGGTTAGGTGCTAGCATTCCGTCATCATCTTCTCTATAAAAGACACCCCAAGTAGTGCAAGCAGAATAGTCGGCTCTTTGATTCTTCATAAAAGCTGTATCCCAAGATTGGATAACAAACTCACATTGTGGTGGATTTCTTTCTTCCCATATTTTCCACCATTCTCTTTTTACCAACGCCCCTTCTTCTGAAGTAGGGTCTTGCTGATACTGAGCCATCCATTTACTATTAGGCAGCTCGGCTTTCAAAGCCTGTAATTCTTCCATTTTCCAGAATTCTGCCCACAAAGGATTACCTGAAGGCATAATGGCAGGAAGTTCTATTACTTCCCATTGGTCAGCTCCGCCACGTTTTATGCTAGCATCTACCACCTGACCAGTTAAATCTTTATTGTGCCATCTTGTCATTACCACAACGATAGAACCATTTGGTTGTAAACGCTGTCTCGGACCTGATGTATACCACTCGTATGTTCTATTGAATACATTTATATCGGCACTTGCACCTTCTTGTTCTGAATGGGGGTCATCAATGATTAAGAGGTCAGCACCTTTACCAGTTACCGCACCGCCTACCCCTATCGCAAAATACTCCCCACCTTTGTTTGTATTCCACCTACCTGCTGCTTTGCTGTCAGATTGCAAGCTAACATCTGGAAAGACTTCTTTATAATCTTTACTATTAACAAGGTTTCTAACCTTCCTACCAAAGCCAACCGCTAGTTCAGCCGTGTGTGCAGTCTGAATTATCTTCTTATCTGGGTATCTACCTAGAAACCATGCGGGTAATAGGTAAGAAGCAAACTCACTCTTTGTGTGTCTAGGGGGCATATTGATGATTAAACGCTTTAATTCGCCTTTAGCGACCCTCTCAAACGCATCAGCCATTATCTCGTGGTGTTTACCATGAATAAAAGCTGACCACATCTCCCCAACAAAGGTCATAAACTCATCGTGGCACTTCTCCCTATTCTTCGCTTGCTCTAATTCTTCTAAAAGAACTAGTAACTCTTGCTTTTGTACAGGAGATAGATTTTTTACTTTACTAAGAACATTCTTATTCATACTTAATATGTAGTATATACTTACTAAGTAGATACTTCTTAAATTAAAAACTTAATAAGTACCCAATAGGGTAGGCACTTATTAAGTAGAAACTGGGTAGTAAGTAGATACTAGGTATATATATCTACAGATTTTACCATAATGCACCCCCTTCACATAAAAATCAACCTTAAATTGAAAAAAATAATATGGGGGGTCGGGACTCCTATGGCTTTATCTAAGAAAGGGGGGGTTACTTAGTGAAAACTTGCTAGCAAAATGCAATAACATAGGGGGGTCTATAAAAAGTAGTCTATGAATGTGTGAATCACTATGTATATATGGTAGTCAGGTAGCTGTTTCTCTCCTGTGGGGGTGGGGGTCGTCTTCTGAATCTCCGATCTGATAACAAAAGGGGTGTCTTCTGATCTGCGCGTATGTGTGTGCGTGAGCCTACTGGTCTGCTTCTGCTTCCTTTAACAATGCAACGATCTTCTCTTCTATCTCTTCTTCTATGGTCTCGCTATCCCTTGCTTCCTTTATCTCTATCGTGTCATTGAAGAGCGATACTGTCTTGCCTAGTAACTCTAATGCCCTGACTCTTGTGCTGTCGCTGTCTGCTTCTTTGCTCTCCGACATTAGCCTTTCTAAAACGTAGTTCCTTGTACGAAGGGATGAAGCTACTGAACTATCCTCTTTCCTTTGTATAGCCTTATGTAAGCTTAGTGCTATCTTAGGGTTAGCTACTAGCTTACTTGCTTCTACTTCTACCCACTTAGGTATCTTGCCTTGCTTGGTTAGAGTAACGTCATACACTTTTGCATACGCTTCTTTATAGCTTCCCAACTTCCCCTTTATTATCTCGTCTACAAATGCTCTTTGCTTTATGGTTAGATCAGTCTCTTTGTTCACGATCTTGAGGTTCGGTTTCTCTGTCTTGTCTGTCATGGTTCTTGTCTCCTATTACCTGAGTTTATTATCTACCAGTAAGGAGTATTTGTGTATGCTCTCATTCTGCTAGCTAATATAATGTTGCAATGATGCTTAATGCTGTTAAACTGTCACCATACAGAGCAAACGGATGACCCTCTTTAAAAGCTTCGCCAGTCTCAAGAGAGATTGAAGGTTCTAGAAGTAGGACGCGATAAGGTTCAAATATAGTGAAGGTCGCATCTGAATCCGCCTAAGAAAGTGGCTAGTGTGAGGAGAGTGTAAAGGTTATGTGCAAGGTAACTGAAGAAGCAAGACCCACGAAACTCAAAGAGGATGATTATGTCGTTCAGCTATCGAGAGATACCTGATTCGAGCGTTAGATTAAAGAGACATATTTTGAAACTTTGAGGACAGTCCTCCAACTGTCGCAAGGTGTGTACCTTGCCTGATGAAGCGAAAGCAGAAACAGTAATTAATAACTAACTATGGAGGTTAGAAAACTATGAGAAATATAGATAAAAATTGTGCGGTTGCTCTTTATGAATCTAAGGATTTTAAAGGCGGTAATACTGTTGTTACAAGTGAAGGTGTTTGGTTGCATGGCAATCAGATTGTGAGAATCATACCTGAAGGAAACCTAAAGGATTCAACATTGGTTCAATTCACTTTATGCGGTTGGGATACTCCAACAACTAGAGCGAGAATCAATGCGGTTCTAGATGTCTTTGAAGGTATGTTGTCCTTAAAGAAAATTAAAGGACAGACTTATCTTGTTGACTACATGGATAATATCCAAATGCCTATTGATTCCGATCAATGGTATTTCACTAAGGTGGAGGTTGCGTAATGAAGATCAAAGTTGTTTGGAAAAATGTCTTTGGGAATTACCTTCTTTATCCTGTCTGCGATACTGCTGAGAAATTAGCAAAGCTGACGAGATCAAAGACCTTTAACGATTATCACGTTGAGGTAATCGAGAGCCTAGGTTATGAACTGGAGGTTGTTCCTTTCATACCTAGATAAGCCTACTGATGAGATTGTGAGATTCAATCGAAACTAGACTGCTTGCGGTCTAGTCTAGGTGCTAGCGTGGTGCTAGCATATAACTAACTAATGGAGGTTAGAAAAATGATTTTAGTTAAATTTGAAATTGAAATTGGTTGTGGTGATTCATCTACAGAATATTCTTACTTTGGAGATTATGATAAGAAAGATTATGCAAACTTAAATGGTGAGTGTTTTGTTTCTGCACCTGAAGGCAAATACATAGACATTGATCTTTTAGAAGAAGTCTATGGAGAGCCTTGCGAAGGTTTTGAAGAAGCAGAACAGTCTGTAGATGTTTATGACTATGGTGATGACAAGCTTATAAGCGTTCTTGCAGTCTACGATTTAAACGTAGAACAACTTGAAACTCTTAGAGCATTCAATATTGTTTATTAAAGCCTACTGATGATTAGCTGAAATGCTATGAAACGAACTTGACTATGGTTGGGTTCGTATAGGTGCTAGCGTGGTGCTAGCAACATTAACTAGATAAATAGAATGGAGGTTCTTATGTATCCTAGTAAAGCATTGCAGATTATGAAATCTGTATTAAATGGCGGTAACTCGCCTTTCCTCTTAGGAGGAACTGGTGTTGGTAAATCTGCGGTTGTAAGACAACTGGCAGATGAACTGGCTAATGGTAGAGAGATTGTATCTGATGAAATTAATCCAACTGCAAAACAGTTTGGGTGGATAGACTTCAGATTATCCCTCTATGAATCCGTAGACCTTGGCGGTCTGCCTTACATTGATGACAGCGATCAACAGAAGCGTGCCTTCTTAGGCAATCTTCCTATTGGTGGTGAGGGTGTTTTATTCTTTGATGAATATGCACAAGCGCATCCAAGCGTTCAAGCAATTGTAGGACAGATTATTTATGAAAGAAGACTAGGCGAATACATCTTACCTGAAGGGTGGAAGATTATTTGCGCGGGAAACCGATCTTCTGATAGGGCGGGCAGTAATGCTCTTCCTTCTCATGTCGTAGGTCGTTGCTCAATTATTAACTTTGAGCATAGTGCGGATGACTGGCTCTCTTGGGCGGTTGAGAATGATGTTCATCCTGACGTTTTAGGTTACATCAATTTTCAGCCTGAATGGTTGAATGAGTTTGACCCAAAAGTCAAAACTCCACAGCCTTCACCGAGAGCATGGACAAGACTGTCTGACACTTTGAAGACAAGTCCTCCTGATGAACTGAAGCAATTAATTTGTGAATGTGATATTGGGGAGACTGCTTCAATTGAATTCATGTCTTTTCTTTCCCTTAAAAATGAAGTGCCTGATCTTGAACTTATTGTTCAAGGTAAGGATGTTGAAGTTCCTGATAGCGGAGGTATTTGTTATGCAACTATCTGCGCTCTTGTAACTGTCATCAAAGAAGCTAATGAACAGAACGTCACTAGCTACTTCAAGAACTCTCTTGACTTCATTAAGAAGTTTCCTTCTCCTGAGTTTGGAATCTTCTTTGTTCGTTCTGTAACTGGAGCAAGACCTGATCTAAAAGAAACTTCTACCTATGGAGAATTTAAGGTAGAAAATTCTGATCTAGAAGTCTAATCCTACGGGTTCGATTCCAAGCCTGTCGTGTATGGGGAAGAGAATATTTATTATTTACTGGTAAATCTTCTTTTCCCCTCTACACATTATCTGATATTGAGATGTGTTATCTCAACTGACGATCTCGAAAGAGTGAAATCAGATAACTTTATCTAACTGAATGGAGGTTCAATTATGGATAAAAATTTAAGTACAACTCTATCTGAGAATGCTACGTTGGTTCGTGTCGTTTTAGGACACCCTAGCGGAATAAAATCAGATAAGAGTTTAAAGAATGGATTAGCACAAGAAGTAAAATCTAATGCTGATCTGTTGAGTGTTTCTAAGCACATTTTTGGTCGCAACGTGAATAAAGAATTCCGTAGCATTATCAATGGGTTTAGGAACGATTTTTACTATCCTTTGACTTTGCCTTGGTCTGATACTTCAGACGAAAAGGGAGTTAAGGTTGGGAGTGGTTGGCGATTATGTCCTAACTCTAATCTCGATAATCTTATTGCAGAAATAAACAATGCACAAAGAATATGGGATAGAGAAGTTGAGGGATTTTTCGAGCAACTTCCTGAAGATATCGCAAATGCCAAGGCTAAGTTGGGTGATGCTTTTAACGAAGCAGATTATCCAACTGAAGATTGGGATTTAGATAGACTTAGAGATAAATTCATCTTCCAGTATGAAACTGATGTCTTACCAACTTTTGGTTCTGATATCAGATTGAACGTATCTGATGAATTGAGAAAAAGGATAGAGAGTGATGCAGTAAACAGAGCAAGCACCAACATTAAAAACATTTTAGTTACTACTGTTGATGCTCTTGTTTCGCAAGTAGATCACTTAGCTGAAAAGCTGAAAGCCTACGACCCTGAAAACAAGCAGAAGGGATTTTTCAACAATAGCAGTATCGAGAAATTGAGACAGGCTGTTGAAACTCTTCCCTCTATTAATTCAGATATCTTAGGCAACGATCAAGCGATATCTGATGCTCATCAACAACTTGTAAGCGTTCTTGCTTCTATCAACTCCGTTGATTCTTTAAGGGATGAAACAGAGATAGGAGAGTCAAAACGTAAGCAAGTAGCTGAAGGTCTTGAACAGTCTGTTGGCGGACTTAAAGGTGGGTTCTTAGAACGTGCCTTTGGAGGTAAGAAAGATGACTAGTTTAGAGAAGATCATTAAAGCTAGATCAAAGCTAATGCAAGGTAACGTAGGTATGGCAAGTATGCTCCTACATCTTGACTTGGTAGAGGTCGATTCTTCTAAGTGTGACACTATGGCAACTGACGGAAGGAAGATATACTTCTTTCCTGATTTTGTCGAAGGTCTTACTGAAGAAGAAATTCAAGGCGTACTTGTCCACGAAGCTTTTCACGTTGTCTACGAACATCCGATAAGGAGAGGGAAGAGACATCCTAAAGTTTGGAACATTGCTTGCGATTATGTAATCAATGCTTACCTTGTATATGATTTAGGAATGACTTTGCCAACTGGCGGTCTTTTTAAATACCTATATAAAGGTTGGACTGCTGAGAAGGTCTATCAAGACCTTATCAAAGATCAAGATGCCTTGGCTGAAGCAGTAGCACAAATTCAAGAAGACAATGAAGAACACAAGCCTGAAGATTCGCAAGATTGCGGTGAGGGTTCTTCAGATTCAGATGAAGCTAAAGGGGATGATGAAGAATCATTGACTGGTCAAGGAAATATTTCTGAAGACCCAGTAGATGAAAATTCTGACTCTTCAGAGACTGGAGAGATTGACTTGGATTCTATTCCTACTGCAATAGGTGAAGTTTGGGATGCTACCAACGAAGAAGGCAAGCCTTTGAATGAAGCAGAACTTCAAGAATTGAAGGGCGAAATTCAAAGAGCAGTTTCCCTAGCTGATAAGCTAGAGCAATTTGGAAGCGGCACTTCTAATGTTAAAGGTGGTATAGATGAAGAGAAGGATGCAGTAGTTTCTTGGAAAGAAATGCTGAATGACTTCTTGCAGTCTATAACTTGCAACGATTATTCGTGGTCAAGGCTGAACAAACGTCATTCTTGGAGGGGTATCAATTTGCCTAGCAAGGTTCGCAATCCTGAAGGAGGAGAACTTGCGATAGCGGTTGATACTAGTGGAAGTGTTTCTCAACATGAACTTAATCAGTTCGCATCTGAGATTCAAGCTATGGCAGAAGACTGCGGTTTGGAGAAGGTGAGAGTTTGCTATTGTGCAGATACAGTAGTCAAAAATGAGCATGGTGAATGGTGGGATATCTACGAACTTAATCAAGGTGAAGACCTTGAACTCAAGGTTCGTGGCGGTGGTGGAACTAGTTTCGACCCTCCCTTCCACTTATTCAATGAGTGGTCTGATGACGTAGAAGACGTTCAAGCCTTTGTTTACTTTACAGACGGATACGGAACTGTAGAGCCTGAACAAGAGCCTGAATGTCCTGTAGTGTGGTGCGTAACCCAAAAAAGCAGATATGCTGAAGAACTTCCTTTTGGAGAGTTGGTTTACGTTGATACTGCTAATTTCTATTGATAAGTCGATTCTAAGGGTGGGTTAATTTAGGAGATGTCCTAGGTTAACTCGCCTTCAGTTTCGCTCGCACGTTGGACTTATGGAGGTGGTTTTCCTTAAAACTGATCGCAAAATGTGTATTTTGCCTGATGATGACTTAAAAGAGTCGAAATCAGTTTACTAACTATTACTTACAATGGAGGAAATTATGAGTGATAAAAAAGCGGTTATTAAATTAACCAAAACAATGCTTAACAAATGTATTATTGATGCTAATGCTAGCGTTAGAGAATTTGTTAAGACTCAAGATGTATTCTTTGATGATATGTTGAGTGGTTCTTGGCATGTATTCCAAGCGGAATTTAAAGACGGAACTAGAACATTTATCAAATGTTACAGAACTAAAAATGCTAGAGCAGATAGAAGAATATCTATTAAACGTATCAAGGCTCAAGCAAATGTTGGTGATACTGTTACGTTCACTTTGAAAGGTGACAGAGTAATCTTGGAGGTGTCTAGTGAGTGATATTAGAGATAAACCTTGTATGAGTCATTACCCAGAGATTGACCACTATTGCGTTTTTAAAAAGCAAGGGTGCGAATACTATAAACCAGAGGTTGATAAGGAGGTATCTAAATGAATAAATTCGTTATTACGATACATCCTTGTGAAGTATGTGGGAATCCTGATGTTGAGTACGTTAATGGTGAAACTTGCGGTTGTGCGGTTTGTCACGAAGCTTACATGAATCAAGAATAGGAGAAAATAAATTAAAGGCGGTAGCTACTTAGGTAGTTACTGCCTTTTTTTTTTGGTCTAAATTTTATACCAACTGCTGTGTTTTTGCCGTAGCGTTCATTCATAAATAAATATTTACCAGTCATAAGTTTTTATTGGGTTACAGACGACCTATTGCTGTGTTTTGTGATCCCGTTGGTTTTTGGGTATTTTGTCAATAGAAAAAAGCAAGACTAGATATAGTGTCTGACCGACAGAAATAACACAAGATGTTGGGCGGGTTGTAAAAAATATTTTATTAACCAGTAAATTCCTGTGGATAAATCTGTGAATAAATTGTGGATAAGTATTGCATTGTGCAATCAAATGAGTTATAGTTTTTTTACTGATTTAGGAAAGCCTAAATTAGTAACCTCCATGTCTAGTTAGTAGATGTAAAGGGGTAGGTTGTCCGAGAACCTATCCCTTTTTTTTTGGTCTAAATTTGTGAAAGTCATTGCAAATACTACAGGCAGATAAAATGGGTAGTGTAGGAAAGAGATGAGGAATGGCGTAATAATACAGCAGTAGGCGTGATTAACCGAATAAATATCTATAACCAGTAAATATTCTCT